CTTTTGTTATATTTGGTTTTAAAGATACAAATTCCATCAAGAGTCTTATTTATTACTTATTAAAGTTCTATATTAGTAAGATCTAAATCATCAGCTGGTTCATCAGGATTATTTTCAACCTTTGCCATATCAGTAGGCTTAGCTTCCTTATAAGCTTTCTGTTGAGACAACTCATAATTAGTGAAGAATACATTATCACCAATAAAGTTAACTGGGAAGACTTCTCCAGCCTTATTCAAACCACAAGAGTTTGGAAGAGCAGCATAAGTTGTACCATTAGTTACTTTACCTACGAGTTTCAACTTAGTTGTAACATTATTCTTTCCAGTAAGAGCCTTAACTACAAGATCAATAAATTGATCAACAGTCTTAATCTTAGAGGCATTTTCCTTAATCTTTTCTTCTCCAGCAGGATTGATTGCATGAACAATCTGCATCAAAGTAAATTGGAAATTCTCAAAACGAGAAGGTCTTTCATAATCGTGACCTTCTTTATTTTGGAATACAGGACGCTTCATATCGTCTTCTGTGGTAGGAATGAAGATATTCTGAGAGAATACTCCCTTACTATCACCACATCCTGTAAATTCCAAAGCTACAACTGGATAAGTTGCATTAGGATCTTTACTGCCTTTAAGTTCTGTTTTCTCAATCTTTGTCAAATTTACTTCATAAATATCATAAGGCTTCAAATATTGTCCGCTAGTACTAGCAAAAGAGGTGTCTTTAAGGTTATTAAAACTAAAATCCATAATCATTATTTCATTAAAAAATTAAAAAGAATTATCTAAATTAATCATCAAGATTTAAATCAAAATCACTAATATCTATTCCATCATTATCTTCAATAGCAAATTCTTCAGGATTTACTATTTCTTCTGGAACGTCAATTATATCATCTTCTTTTTCAGAATTTCCTTTCAATTTGAAATAACCATCCTTACCTTCATAAGGCTCTACTACAAATACATCACCATATTCTGCAAGATTATCATGACGAGAACCTCTACAAGAAACTGTATAGGTTTTAGTAAGACGATTTCCAGACTTTTCATCTTCACAAAGTACTGGAGTAGTTACTCTTCCTTTCTTCTCAAACTTAATTTCAAGCTTTTGTTCTGGCTCAAATCCAGTAAGTTCAACACAAGCATGATTCATTTGCCACTTTCCCTCAAGAAGAGTAATTTTAGCTACAGGATCATCATCTTTAGGTTTCTTAGTTCTTGTGGTAGTTGCTTTCTTAGGAGTAACTTCCTTAAAATCTCCGAGAGTAGCTTCTCTAGTAATTAACTCTCCCGTAGTTTCATCCAAAATTTCTACAATAAGTTTAGCGGAATTAATTTGCATTATTCTCCAGTTTCAAATTCGTTGATCCTATCTATGACTAACTTCATATTAGGCTCTATATATTTATCTTCAAAACATCCTGCTACAGAACGACAAGTATCATTCCCATCAGTTCTAGTTTTGAACCTATAATTTACTTCATCTTGACCGTCTGGAATATATCTCTCAGCATAAATAATATAAGAGAATAGACCATCAAGATTAACAGCATTTGTTAACATTTTACCAGTAGTCCATAATCTATATTCTGGATCTATTTCAGTTCCAGTATTCTCTATATGAGAAATAAATACTACTGTTAAATCGTCTCTTAATTCTTGACAAGTTTGAATTAAGTCATAATAATTCTTAGCTAATACAGTAAATTTCTCATATCCTTTAACCATAGCATTCTGGAATGTTTCATTGGACAACAGATAATTACAATCATCCAAACAAATTACCTTAATTTCTGGTCTTGTTTTAGAAATAACTTTTAAGACTTTTTCAATATTAGCATAATTATTACTAATTAGCCAATTACCACATAGCTTTCCACCATCGGTAGTTATCTTACGATATTTATTTCTAAATCCTGGAATCTGAAGTTGTTTACTAGTACAACTAATAATAAAAGTTTCTTCTGGATCAAGATACTTTAAAGAAGTACTCTTTCCACTATTACTAAGTCCAGCTAGAGCAATTATATTACTCATAAAATCAATTTAAAATCATTTTTACATTTCTCATCTTCTTTCTTTATTTCATCTTCATCTTTTTTAATTAGATAATCTGGTGTTAAATATTTATCATAATCATAGATTTCATTAGGATATGGAATTTCTCCAAACATATTTATATTTCCATAAAAGGTAGATGCAAATTCTTTATCAACTTCTCCATATCTATGTTTTAAAGTTGTAATAGTTCTAAAATTTCCACCTAATTTTTTTATATCATATCCTTTATAAGTATTAAGTCTATCCTTATTTGGATTATATGCAGCAATTACAATATCACAATCTTGTGATGGATTGGCACTATCCTTTAAATCTCCTAGGACAAAGTTAGTCATACCCTGTTGTCTACGATCCATAGAACCTTGAGTTCTATTAGTTTGTTGTAGGGCTACAATATAAGGCCCATAATTACGAACTGTTTTAAGATAATTAGAGGCTAGATCTATTTCTTCTTTAATAGAATGCCCATTTGCTTGATAAAGTAAAGACACATGATCTATACCTACAACATAAATCATTTCTGGATCATTCCATATAAAAACCTTTCTATTTTCAGATTCTTCAAAATGTCCATATTTTTCCAAATCTTCTAATATTCTTTTATAAAGACCTCCAGCACTTACATTTTTATCATAAATAGTCCAAACTTTTTCTACTTTTTCATACCATTTTAAGGCTTCTTGAACATATTCATAATTTTTTCCAGAAAGAATATATCCTTTTTTACTAGAGAATATTTGATCAGAAGATAATTGTATATGATAAGTATCAAATATATACATGGACAACATTCTTCCCACAACTTGTTCAGCAGACATATCCATAGAAAAGAAGTATCCTCGATACTTTCCATCTTCTAAGTGATTTTTTAAAGGAGAATAGACATAGGAATATAAATATAGAGCAGTTTTACCTCCTCCCGGATTAGATGTTAGTACAAGATATCTACTATGTACTATACCACCAGTAACTAAGTCTAATTTATCTAATCCGGTGGTAAAACCTTGATTTTTTCCTTCAATTCCTAACTGAATTTGATTTTTTACAGATTCAGTTATTGTCATAGCTCACTAACCATATCGATAGATGCTATATTCCAATGTTCATTTAGAATATTATCTTTAGCCTCTTCTTCAGAATCAGCATAACACCATTCTTTATCATAATCACCACTTTTAGTAGTGAATCTTACTAAATACTTTTTCATTTTCTACCATTTTCAAGAATTAAATCAAGTATTTCTTCATCAGATAGCATATATCCTACTTTTCCAGGATCTATATCATAAGACTCTATATGAGAAGAAAGAAAATAAAGAATACTTTTTCTATCCTTTAAAAGTTGCTTTTCTTGCTCTCTGTAGTTTTCAATTTCTTTTTTAATTTCAACTTTTATTAATTCAGAAATTCTTTTTTTATCTTCATCAGTTAATTCATAATCTTTCCAAAAAGGGTCATAATAAATATAAGATCCACAATCCCAATCTCCAACATAAAATTCATTTTCCATAAAGTCACGAACTATATCAGCATCAGAAACGTCTACATATTTTTCTTTAGTTATAAATTCTTTCTTTTTCATGTTAATAAATTTTAATTAACCCATTGCATCTTCCAAGTCACCTATATCTCCCCCACTTTCTGGATCTTTCCAATATATTTCCATATCTTCTTCCAATTTTTCTGGGATAAACCAAACATTAGCTATTGGATCGAAATATGACTTGTCACCAAACCAAGGTTTTTCCATATAGTATTGGACATCAGGCCATTCTATTAATGAGTATCTCATATCATTTTTATTGCATCAGAATTTACATTTATAGCAGAACCATTTTTAAATTCTTTTAAAGCAAGCCAAGCTCTATCAATAATAAATTTATCCAAAGTAGTAAAATTATAACTATTATCTATTCCCCATTTAATAAGTTCTAAAACTTCTTTATGAGTATCTGGATCATTGTTTATATATTTTGCATACTTTTGAAATGCCTCTTCAGGAGAATCAAATTTTCTAGATATACTTTTTAAGTTAAAAACTTGTCCACTAACTATGCAGCTTTGTGGATAAACTTTCCAAAGTTCTTCTCCCATTTCATAAGAAGCACGATAAAATTGTTTAATAAAATTCTTATTAAATTCTACGTCTTCTGGATTAAAAAGTTTTCCAGCATTTGGAATTTTATAAGATTTTAATATAATACCTTTATCTTGTAATTTTAATAGTTCTTCTCTAAATTTACCTTCCAATAAATTATTAAATCTAATTAAATAGTCTGTAAAATTTTCATCTTGCGCCAACAAAATTACTCTTATAGTGAATAATTCTGTTGGCGTAAGTTTATACTTTTCAAGTATACTTAGTTCATTATCAATATTAAGCACAGCATAAATAATAATATTTAGCTGCTACTGTGTTAATCAGATTTCTCTGTGGTATTCAATGCATAATTAGTTAAAAACTTATCTAATAATTCTTTATATCGTGCATTAAAGGTTCCAATATCACAGTGTCTCGATAAATAGGAATGAAAATTTTCACCTTCTTTTTTAAGACATCTATTTTCTAATAAGAGCATTATAATAAACTCTATTACTTCATCCAAACTTAACATATAACTTAAAATCTAAATAAAATTTCCCCAATTTTCTTTTTATAAGGTTCCGGTTGTTCACCTCTTAGTACTTGTTCAAGTCCCTTTTCATCAATGGTAATATAATCTTTAGTTTTTTTATGAGACAAATCAAACCATTTAGTTTCTTGAGTATCTTTGATAACTATATTAAATATTTCAGCTTGTTTATTAGTTGTTGTTTTTCTAATAACACGTCCTCTTGTTTGTGTGGCTCGTCTTTCACTACTATCTAAACCTAAAATGATAGCTACATTAGTATTAGGATCATTAAAACCTTCAATAAGTTTTTTAACAGAGTGTAAATGATTTATTTTTCCTGATAAGTAATCTTCAATCATTACTCTTCCAACTTTTTTTGAAGTTTTTCCAGTATAAACATTTTCTCCATTTTCTAATGCTTCTGCCATATTAACATTATTACTAAATGTAATAATTTTGGCATCTGGACGAGCTTTCATTATTTTTTTAGCAATTTCAATTTTTTTTGGATGATTATTTATAAAAGCTTTTCTTTTTTGCATTACTCTCATTAATCCAACTGAATTAATAGTAATAGCTTGGAGAATCTCTTTTCTTTTAGATTCATCCTTGCCTTGATACATTTCGTCCCTAAGTTTTAATTTATATTTCCAACCTTCAGGTCCAGCTGTTTTCATAGCTTTATCAAAATCATATCCAAAAAATTCAAAATATTGTATAAATTCTTTATTTAATCTTTTATACTCAGCAATATCATCAACTTCTATAATAACTTGATATTCTTTATAAATAGAAATCCAATCATTTACAAGAGCTTCATAAGTAGATACTTGATCTATAATAGGACAATATTTATTCAGTAATAAGTGTTTACCATCAAGTCTTTCAAATGTTGCCGTAAGACCTAAAATAAGTTTATACTTTACACAATTAAATACTTCTTTTAAAGTATCAGCTACTGAGGAATGTATTTCATCAATTATAAGCATATCATATTTATATTTATGCTTAATTACAGTATTTATAACAAGTACATCAATATTAAAATACAATTCATGTTTGATTAATTCATCATTCCATTGATCTTTAAGGGTTGTTGTAGGAACGACAACAAGAACACTTAAATTAGGATACTTTTTACGAACAGCCTTAATAGCTGTGATAGCTGTATAAGTCTTACCGAAAGCCGTCGGAAACTCCCATGTTCCCACGCCCTTATTTTTTATCCATTTTTTAATAGCTTCTTGTTGTCGTTCAGTTCTAGTCATTTAAGTCTATATTTTTACTTTTGGCAACAAGTTCTATCTGCTTTTGAAGTCTTCTCCAACTAAAGATATGACCATCAATTTCTCTTGATAACCTTAAAAGAACTTTATTTCTTAAAGTTACAAGCTGTTCAGTAGTCATGTCAGAATACTTTTGCTTCTTTGGAAGAGTGAGCATAGCTCTCATTTCGTGATAAGAGAGACCTTTTTCACTAAATCTTAGAACAAGTTTTGTAGGAAGATGTAATCTTTCTTTAGCAACTTTTAGCCTTTCAGTATTAGAATTAGTAGAACCCTTAAGTTCATTTTCTTCAGCTTTAGTAAACCATAATCCCATCTTAGTAATGAAAGTCATGGTAAGATGTTGCTTACTAAATGCTCCAAGATTATCGGTACAACCATCTAATACATCCGCAATACTGACATCTTTAAACTCGTCTGGAAGATTCTCACTTATGTGAGACATTGGAACAACACTCCAATCAGAAATTTCTGCATTATTACTCATAAGTTGTCTCAGACTAACCATCAAAGAAAATCTCTTTGTTGCAGTTCCGTTTTCTCTTCTTTGATAAGTATTCTCAAAATATCTTAAGAGTAATTCAGTATTACACTTATTAATTTGAGAAGTTACTTCTTCAAGAACATTATAACGGCCAAGATGTTTTGGATCACTATTTCTTAACATCTTTTCACAATGATCCCAACACTCTTTTAGTCTTTCTGGAGACATATCAACAATCTTTTCTGAATCTTGGACATATTTTTCACCATCTTTTTTCTTTTCTCCTTTCCAAACAAAGTTTGAATAGTCATTCTTCTTTGCATCTATTGCTTTTTTCAAAGCATCGCCTAACATGTTGTTCATTTTTAACTCTTTTATAATATAATATCTTTAGAATTATCTGCTTGTTCCTTTACAAATTTCTTAAATATTAAATTTGAAAAGTTATATTTCATAATAGAATCTGTACTTCTATTATAATAAGTATCTACCCCTCCTTCAACTTCATCATACATTAATATACCTATTTCACCAATTTCTGGTATTCTTACTTGCCAATTAGGAAATACTGTACACATTACATAATGATATCCAAAAGGAATGTTAGGTTCAAAAGTTTTAAATACTAAAGTATGATAATCTAATATATCATCTTCTTTAGCGATAAGTTTACATTTTATAGTATAAGTTGTCAAAACTTTAGTTTCCTGCTTAAACTTTCATTTAATATTTTAATTTTTTACTGGGGATAGAATCATCTGTGGTAGGAATTGCATACCACCGCATTATATCGTAGATATGCTCTTTATAAAGCTGTTCTATATCTATACCTGTTATTTCGGATTCTTTGGCTATAGTATTATAAGTTGGAATGCCAAACTTTCCTTCATTTTTATAATAAAAAGATGTTGCAGAATTTTCTGCAATCTTACTAGCGTCTTGTTCATTTTTACACCACTTTGTCTGTTGATATTGACAAGTGCCAATTGTTCCGAAATAAATATTGTATTGAATCATATAAGTAATCCTATAATAAATAAAACAATACCACCTACCGAAGAACCTATAATTATGCCTTTTCGGGTGGACTTTAATTTCTTAATTTTTTTAGCATCAGAAGAAACTTTATCTTCATATATCTTTATCTCTTCTCTTTGAAGAGAATCTGATTCAACATAAAGTTCAACTAATTCTTCTAATGATGAAATTTGCTGTTTAAGCAGCGGATTTTCTGTTGATAACTTTTGATGTTCAGCGAATATCAGAGCTATCGTTTTGACTTCTGTACTGTCGAATGTAGTCCTTGATAAACACATAGTCGGCAGTAGTAGGTTGAGAGATAATAGTATTAACAACTTCTTGATAATGTTGTTCATTAGTAATAATTTTTACATGAGTAGAATCAATGACTGTTCTTATACTATCCTTTTTAGGTTGTAAAGAACCTATTCTAGATTCTATCTTATCAATTTTTTCAATAAAGACATTATCTCTTTCATCTAATTTATCTTTTATATAAAACCATATAAAAAAGTTTTCTAAGATAACTAAAATTACAACTAATATATAAACATATTTATCCTTCATCGGCTTCTTTACATAATTTTACTAATTCTTTCTCTAAAGAAATTATCTCATTTAATGCATCAAGCAAATAAATTGATTCACTTTCGTACTTAGTATTCAACCTATGTCTCACTACTTTCTTTAAACAAGTAGATAAACTACACCCATACGCTACATCATAAGGTTTTACTTTTATTTCTCCCGTTTCTTTATCTTTAACCTGTTTTAAAAAAGCAATATCAAAAGAACTAAGAGTACAAGGTTTCATTACAAAATCTTTTTCAACGATTCGCATACTTCTTTATAACTTTTGTAAAATTCTACTAAATATTCTTTTAAAGAAACATCTCTATCTCCAAACTTATTCTGAACATCTGCATTAGTTATTTTAAGCTTAGCACAAGATAGGGGTATAGAATATATAGTATTTCCATCTTCTTCTACAACTTCTCCATTTCTTTTATGTACTAGTTTCTTGAAAGTTAAATTGTAATGAAAATTAGAATACTTTTCAATTCTAAAATCAATCATTTTACTTCTTTTTAGAACCAGGTCTTGTATATCCTCCTTGAATTGATTTAGGAAGATTATCATACCATCTTATACGAGCTTCTAACTTTTTAAGATACTTTTTATACTTCATTCCTTAAAGTATTATATGATAATCGGGATTATGTTTTTTAATCCCTTCCACATCTAATGTAATATAACTAGCTAACTTTGATAATTCATTATGAATAGCATCATAAAGTTTAGCTTGTTCTTTTACTATCTTTAGAAGAAGTCTATATTTCTTAATATTGGCATTTAACTTAGCTTTCATAAATGCAATATTATTTCCAATTTCTTCATCAAATGCATCAGTAAAACAGGGTTGAGAAACTCCTTTTCCAACAACAAGAGGGCCACTAGCACCCTTGTATCTTTTATCAATACTGTGCATATGTGAAGACATATTGGAATAAGAAACATTCATAGCGTGTTTAATTCTATTAAGCATCTTAGTAACATCTTCAACACAAATCTTGGTAATTTTATTACCATCCCTAATCGTTTCGATAGGCAAATTTACATTATTCATAATACATAATTGGATTTAATCTTCCGCTTACAACGGTATTTAAAGTTAAAATATTATACTTCTTACAATAAAAATCCACTACTTCAGGAAAAACCTGATGAGTCATTTGAGGATTTTGTACTATTAAAGATATCATTTTATCAGAATTTTCCACATTTTTTTCTGTTAAAAAATCTGAAATCATTGGTAATAGTTTGTCTTGAAAGGAAACTGGAGTACCACGTATCATAGCATTAAAAATGTTTATACATTCAGTTTTTGTCATATACATTTACTACATTTTTGAGCTAGAGCATCAACATAATCATTCCAATTCTGTTTATTTTGATGACCATAAATATGTTTACACTCTAAAGTTGTTAAATTTAAAACTCTTTTTACTTCCTTTTTAATGCTTTCAATTAATTTAAGATTCTTTTTAGGATTCCATTTTTCATTAAATGCACATCCTAAAGCATATTCAGAATCAGAAATGATAGTTAAAGAATCTATAGGTTTCTTTATAGACTTTAAGGCAATATAAATAGCTAAAAGTTCCATTTGATTATTAGTAGTATTTTCATATCTATTAGAATATTCTAACACCTTTTTCCCATTCTTTAACCAAACTATACCTATGCCTCCAACCTTATTAGCTCTACAAGAACCATCTACATAAATTTCATACTTTGTCATAATAAAAAATCTTTATTCCAATTGGAAGTTCCATCAAAATTTTGCCAAGGCCAGGTTTTTTCTGCCCTTTCTACACTTAATTCATCATAACCTTTCTTTTCTCGATTATAGGAAGCATAGTAAAGATACCATAATGCTTGTTCCCAATAATCCATATCATATCCATCAAAGCCTTTTGGCAATTTCCAATACCAAATAAAATCCCACTTAAAAAAATGTAACCAAATATACGGAGAATCTTCATGTCTAGGAGTTTCATATTTATCTTTCCACATAACATCATGAAATACTAAGTGAATAAAATGAGGTTTAGAACACCACATTTCAGGACCTATTCCATAATAAAATCTACATTTCAAAGGTTTAAAAACTCCTTTAAGTTTCCTCATAGTTTTAAATGGATTCTCGTATAATAAGTAAAATAGTTTAGTATCAATTATCATAAGACGAAAAAAGGCGGTTAATTTCCGCCTAAAATATTAATAAATTTACGTTCACCATCTAAATTTGTATACCATAATATAATATGGTATTTTCCATCTACCTTAAACACATCTATATAAGGTTCATAGATAACTATCATTAAAAATGCTGTTATCATTAAAATTAATGTTGCTAATATCATATTATAAAATATAAATCAGTTCTGTCAAGGAGTTTATTTTTCAATTCTTCCTATCTCATTAAATAATCTCCATTTACAAAAGTTAATTCATCTAAGCCGTAATTGTATTTTAAATAACCTTTCCAACCTGGAATAATACCGACTTTTCCTTTTTTACAAATCTATTCTATTTCCTAAAGTGTCATAAGAGTAAAATTCCGGGGAATAAGTAAATCATAAAGATTTACTTTCCTCGGATCTTAGATTAGTTAATACTATCGACAGCCAAACTGTCAATTGCTAAGGTATCAACTACTTCAACTGAATCTACTTCTGTAGAATCAACATCACTAGAAACATTGATACCACCATTGTTAGTAAAGTTACATGCTGTCATAAGCACTAAACCAAATGCTAAAAATAATTTCTTCATAATTATAAAATTTTAATTAATTTCTTACTATAAAATAAGAAATTTAAAGAATCTCCGCTTACAAACGCGTTTAAATTGTTGGGATGGACGGGATTGAACCGACATGCAACCTATTACTCTTTCTACACTTTATAAGAGTGAGGAGATACATCCCAATAAGTACAACCTCTGGAACTCGAATCCAGGCCCCATAGATTAAAAATCTATTGCTCTAACCAACTGAGCTAAGGTTGTAACCTAAAACGATAGTTTTTAAAGATACTAGCAAACTTTTTGAGCGGAATAAGGGAATCGAACCCTCATATCCAGCTTGGAAGGCTGGCATAATAACCATTATACTAATTCCGCATAGAGCTTCCACCCTGCAACGATCAGAGAATGTCGGTTTACAATACCGAAGTTTTGCCAATTAAACTATGGAAGCAAATAGCAGAGGATGAGGGGCTCGAACCCCCGCGCCGCTTTTACACGACCTAAGACGTTAGCAATGTCTCCCCGTCACCAACTTGGGTAATCCTCTTTTTGTGGAAGAAGTGGGACTTCAACCCACACACCGTTTTTACACGATTACTGATAATAAATTTTAGAGGTAGATGTAGGAGTCCAACCTACTCATCCCGTAAGATGCCTCTGATTTCAAGTCAGGCCCGTTAGCGTTCCGGCAATCTACCCTAAAATTGTTAAACATAATCTTTTCTATGTGTTCTAGCACTTTTCTTGTTTCTAGATTTATATGTATCTAACTAAGAATCACAGTTAGGACATATTAATCTAAGATTTTCTTTATGATTATTAGAAGCGTCTCCATCTATATGGTCTAGAATAAAGTGTAATTCTTTATTATTCCAATTAGCTTCCATATTACATATAGCACATCTTCCGTTTTGGGACTCAAATATATAATCTCTTATACAATTTCTTAAAGTTGTGGCTACTTTACATCCAGTTTCTCCTGTTTCTAACCACTTCTTAATTTTTTCTTCTTTTTCTTTCTCCCTTAAGCAATCTTGACATAACCCTGATTTATTCTAAGAACAAATAGGTTTTCCACATTTAGAACACAATTTCTACATAAAACATTATATTTATTTATTTATAAATTTATTATCTGCCTTAGCAATTAGGCTTATTCTTCCAATTGCACTGTTTAACCGGCACAGTGCTAAGCCTCGATAGCTATCCTAAGATAGTCATTTAAAATCTACCACCTTTCTCCTGGTTGATTAGTACGGATAGAACATTATTAACAGCACTCCTATGGAATTACCCAATGGGCTGTCGTCCAGGATGAAGACACTTCTACCCAATTTGGACTCAGGGTTTCTGACTAATGTTCTTATACCTACTGTAAACCCTTTTTCGGTAACACGACAGTTCGTATTTTCCGGATTAATCCTAAAGTAAACTACTGAACTACTGAATATCTCCTGTCGTATAAGATATAGACTTACGATTCTTTAAAAGTATAAACTTTTATCAGTACGTCTAATAAGTATTTGCAACTACTTATTAATTTAATTTTAAAAGTTCTTATAAAGATATTTCATGCTATTTGACAATTTTAAATAAAGTATTACCTTTTTTTACTTTATATCCTTCCTATGCCTTTACAATTCCAGTTTTTAACGCGGTTACTGGACCGCTACTCTAAAATTTACAAATCCTCCTTTTTTAAATCTAGTTACTGGATTTTTAGATAATAAAGATTTACCTGCTCTATCAAATAAATCTCTAACTCTTGAATTTGAATATACTATACCGTCACTACCTGTTCTTGAAGCTAAATCAACCTTTCCATCCTAAGTTCCATTAAAGTTTCCAGCCCAAGTACTCATACTCCTAGCTATATCTCCAAAATCCCCAGTCCTAGAACCTCTATAATTTCCATATACACCTAAGTTTTGTTCAATATCAGCCTGATTCCAAGTATTAACATCTCCAAATCGTTTTGTTAAATCTTTAGAAAATTGATTTTGTGGATTATTAAGAACATAATTCACCATAGTGTTATAGTTATTAAATCCTAAATTTTTTAAAGCCTACCCAGAATAGTTATTATAAGCTCTGTAAGGATCAATTTGAGTCTAATTCATAGCATTATTAACAAGCTATTTGACTTCTTCTGGATACTAATTTACAGCAGGTTTTTCCTATAAAACTTCTGGAGTCTAATTCTAAGGAGTTTTACTGGCTAAATATCTTTGGTAAGCAGCTTCAGTTGCTTTTCCCCAAGCTCCATCAGATTTGGAATTTTCTCCTTTAGCATAAAATCCTCCAGCCCTTAACATATCCTAAGCAGCTTTAATATCAGCAATTTCACCGCTTCTATCATAACCATAAGACCAGCCACTTCTAGGAGTTACACTAAAAGTTTTGGAAGGAGTAGATGCTGAAGTACTATTAGAATTTTCAGTTTCAACAACTGGAGTGGTAACTTCCTATCTTACTCCATTCACTAGTTTATATTTTTTTCCTGAATTTTTATCTAATATAGTACCACTATTAACAAGTTTTCCAGTAGATACATCATAAGTTTTCCCATCCTTTACTCCCCAAATCTATCCATTTTTTCTTTTAGTTATATTTGTATAAGGAGCAGTATAACCAGCATTATCTGCATGTATAGTATATCCACTTGAAGTTTTATAATCTTTTCTATATGCTCCTTTCCCTCTATTAGCCCAATCAGAAGAAATAGTTTCTGTTTTACCAGTTCTAGTATTTTTTCTTCTCCAAGAAGCATTTCTTAATCCATAAGCTTCATGATAGTGCCAATCTCCATCTTTATCAGGAATAACTAATATTTTTGGAGTTTTATTGATAGGCTTTTTATCTCTATTAATAGGAATAGCCCCTTTCTACATTCCTAATCCTAAAGCTCCAGATGGATTCTAAAATTTCTAAATCTACTTTCCCTGTTTAAATCTCTAAACAGGGTTCTAAGAAATTAAATTTTTATTCATAAATCTTTAAAATAATTTTCAACGTCAAAAATAAACTATCTACTTTTAATAAGTTAAAATATTTATTTTTGATTAAATTTCAAAATTTTAAAATTTAATTTCTTTTTACAAGATTGAATGTAATATTGTTTAATAGATTTATATTCTGTTTCTAACTTAATCCATTCTACTAAATGTTTAATCCAAATTCTTTCTAACTTATTTGGATTTTTCTTTTTTAATGTTCTAAGTTTCATATTGTTAAAATCTTTAAAATAAGTTGGAGGTAGTCTCCAACTTTAATACTTGTTCATTTTGCCACTGATGCCTTTCAGTCTTCTCAATTTTGTTAAGAGTCGCCCCAATCAACGATCGATTCTCTTAATGCGTCATCCAATTGCACCACCTCGGCAATCCAGAGGAGGCCAAGGGTAGGACTCGAACCTACATCAATTAAGAAGGTTGGTCGTACACAACCTTATGATATTGCAATAACAGTTACTACTTTTTTAGTATCACTAACAATTCCAGACATCATTTTAACATTGTCAACATAGGTTTTACTCCAATCAACTAATCCATAATTAACTCCAAAGTGAGCTAATGCATTAGAGATTTCTAACCCATCTTTAACAGGTTCTTCAATCATACCATTTTGTGAGATGCCCGTCAAAGCATCAACAACCATCACATAAACTTTCTTCATCTTTGTACTCATTTTTTAATCTACTTGATATTCTTCTATCATAAAATTGATATTCTTGTTTATCTCTTGTCATAGATGGAAACCAATTAGTCCATTTTATTCCATCCTTACTTCTATATTCGTATCGTTTTAAAGTTCTTTTCATATACAAAAAAAGCATACCCGTTATCGGATATGCTTATCAATTAAAGCACTACTAATTAAATTGGCTAGAATATTTCTTCCAAAATCTTCATCATTTTCATTTTGATGATTAGCTAGCCAATAATTAATAGCCTAAATTATCTCTTTTAGCATTAAGTTATTTTCATGAACTTCAGCTTTTATTTCATCTAATTCATTCATGATTAAGAATTTTTCACTCTTTTTCCTATGTGTTCGTATTCTTTATCTTTAAATGAATTAATTACTTCCCAAACTTTTTTAAAAGTTCCTAATATATGACTATTTGAGTTCATGGTTCTTCTTGTATTTTAGTTTCTTTTGTAGGATTTGACACTTTTTTTAACTATTCATTGCCTCCACCTGTTCCACTATCTGAACTATCATCAGAACTATCATCTGGATTATCATCTAGATTATACTTCTCATTTATAAATCTTAAAGCTCTCCATACTTTAGAAAAACTTTTTGGATAGAACTAACGTTCCTAAATTCCTCGTTCAATATCTTGTAATTCTTTTACATAAGGATCACCTATTCCTTTTGTGGGAGAGCCCCAACCGCTTCCGTTATATATTAGCTAAAAGATTGCTTTCCAAACTTCTGGAAAACTGTATAATTTTTCATAATTTTTTATTGGTGTCATAATTATTTAAATTTTAAAGTTTATTTTGAAGGTGCATATATTATATTCATTGTAATATACCATATATTAGCAACACACATAGCACTAAATCTATATGTAGTAGCATTTGATAAAGATTCATATCCCACTACTTTAACGCTATTAGTGGGACCAAAATTTACCATAACATTTCCACTACTAACAGTTTCAACTATAAATTCAATGTTTTGAACATAGTTAGTATCAGTACCTGTTATTCCTGGCAAAGTAATAGTAAGTGTGCTTACATTATTGATATAATACAATCTATTTATTTGAGTACTAAGAGTACTTATCTATGAACCATCTAAAGAAGTAAAAGGCATCTTACTTACTTTAGTATTCTATAAGCTAACAAGACCAGGTTTAGTAATCTACACATAAAAATTATCATTATTAGATATACAAGCGCCTTGTACCTAAATTACATCATCAGTTTCATTTGTATAACTTACCTCTCCATAAGTACTCTCCTATAATAATGTCTTAGGAGTTACTCCAGCATTTATAAGATATGTGGCATGATTATTTGTTTCACAAGTATATCTAATTGCATCTCCAGGATTAAGTATATAAACAGTGTTAGTAGTATAATAAGTATTATCATTAATAGTTATTGGTGTATTAGTAGTACCATTGTAACTATCTATAGATTCTTCATACTAAACAGCACTTTCTGCTTTACCAATTGATGTTTGTACCGAAGTTGTCATATCACTAGGGGGAATACCACCACTTGGTTTTTGGTAAGACCTGTCAGCTTTATCAAGGGACGTCTATATAGCAAATGCTAAATCACTAGTAGGAATACCTTCAGTTGGTTTAGTATAAGTTCCAACTAAAACATTACCTTCACCTAATAATGAATTACCATTAACGGTCTTTAAATTTGATTCATTAACATTTACTTCTGCACTTATAACTCCAGTAGCTAATTGAGAATAAGTAAGTGAAGAAAAATAATATCTATTTGAACTAGTATGAAACTCTCCATAGAATTTATTATCAGAACTTTTACTAATAATAGAAGTAAATTCTACATTGCTATCATTACTTAAAACTGCAATTAAAATTGGAATCCTTCCAGAATTATAAGCACTATTAATAGCTGTAACAACAGTATTTGAAATGTTATACTATTCCCCAGTTTTTGTTAAAGTTCCAGCATTTACAACTGTATATGCTTCGGTAATACCATCATCACTTCCATCAACTTCAATTGTAATATTACCACTACCTAAGAGAGATTGATTATTTATTGTTTTTATATTTGTTCCAGAAACAAGTATATCTTGTTTTCCACTTACATCTTCTAATATATCTTGAACATCTGATCTTAAAGCTTCTTTTGGGATTCCAAAAGTATGTAGGATATAATTATATTCTGTAGAAGCCTCAGATAGTCCTACCTTAACCTCTACTATGTCATTAGTATCATTATAGTAAGTTGCTTCTTCTGTTCCAGATGCCAATACATCATTATATGTAACCCCTGTTATAATATTAGCCCTACCTACTTTGTCAATTATATAAACTGTAGAACTTGAATCAGATGAAGTAACTTCTATGGACTCATTAGGATGTAGAGTAAAATAGTTTAAGTCAGCAAAATATACATCAAGATATGTATCAATATTATCGTTTTGTGTAGTAATTACAGTAGATGTACTATCTGTAGTATAGTTACCTACTATTTCCTATAATGAATTTTCACTATTTATATCTTCCTATGTTTTATCTAAAGTATAGTCATAAACTGCTTTCGCATCAACAACGATTCCATCATATGCTATACTCTTAAGCTCACCACCAACTTGAATTAAATTATTTTTTGCCATAATCGTATGTTTAAGAAATTGTTATTGTAAATTGTTCAGCAGCATTTTCAGCAGCACTACGATATACTCTATATCTTGCTCCATCAATCTATGCATTATCTGTAATAAGGGTAAGATTATATCCAAAACCACTACTCAATTTAACATTTGATAAATTAATTGCTGTCATTGCCTAGGGTTGTAAAATATATATATATCTTTTAGCATCTGTAGGTGTGAATTGATAAGAACCAGCTGCACTTGTTCTAGCTGTCTGATAATCACTATATCCCTCATAACTTGAATCAGTACCGATTCCATAATAAATTTTATTCACTGCTGTTACATTCTTTGAAGCACTCTTAGTTACCTCATCAAAGGAAAAATCTGCACTATATGCTATATTACCAGAAGCAGAAGCAGTAACTGAAGAATCTGTAAATGTATACCTAGTTCCATTTCCAGAACCAAGGGTTGTTCCTGCCTTTTTTACAACAATACTATTTGCTTCAGGATTACAAGTTGCAGTTAAAGAAATATTATAACTTTGCCCAACAAATATAACAGTTGGACTCACAGTAAGGTTGATTGTAGTCTAATCACCAATAATCTAATTTACTTGTTGTTGAAGAGCGTCTAAATCATCTCTTAAATCTGCTAAATCGTCTGCAATATCTGCGCCTGAAGACAGATTTATTTCTTCTTGAGTTTTTCCCAAGTTGTAATCATAAACAGCGTCTGCAGAGACTAATACTCCGCCAGCAGTACCACTGCGTAATTCAATTGGAATTGGAATAGTTACGTTTCCATGTGCCATAATTTGTATAATTTTTAAAAGTTAAAATTCTTAAATAATCTTAATTAAATTATGGGCAGTTTAATAATAATCCAAATTTTTTTGAACCCCTAGAAAGAATCGAACTTTCTACTTTGGAATTGGATTCCAATGTTATACCATTTAACTATAAGGGTTAAATATAAAATTCCTTTTTACCTTTCCACCATAATTTGTAAAATTTGTCCCACTTAGGATTAACTCCACAATTATTATGTAAATATTTTCTTACAAAGGATAAAGGAC